AACGAAAACATTGACACACTAGCGTTTGCTTGTCCTGCAGCAGCAGATCACCAGATCGTAGCTGACGGTGATACTAAAGGACGCTTTATTGGTGGTATGATTAAGTACACCTGTATCACTGATTCTAAGTGGGTAGTAACAGGACACCTATTCGGTGACGGTACTGCAGCAACTCCATTTACCTAAGTTGGAGTAACAGCATAACGGTTATGCAATAATGTCTATTTAATTTTGTCCACATATATGTAAAACTATTCTTTGTACACACTAATGTAAGAAAGGATAGTTTATGTGGACAAGATTAATAGGCGTATTAAAAACAGTGAACAACAAAATAATAGAACACCAAGAGCGAAGAGTAGCTCACTGGCAGTTGACAAGTATGACCGACAAACAACTGAGAGACATAGGAATTACTCGTGGCGAAATCAACAAAAAAGTCAACCGTTAATAAGGCAGGTAATTATACTAAGCCTACTATGCGTAAGCGTTTGTTTTCTTCCATTAAGGCTAGCAGCAAAGGTGGAAAACCTGGACAGTGGAGCGCCAGGAAAGCACAGATGCTTGCAAAGCAATACAAAGCAAAAGGTGGAGGGTACAGATGAGAAGATATTTTAAAAGATTATTTAGAGCTATCTTTAATTGGAGATGCTTATGTAATGGTAAGTGTGGATGTGACTGTGGAATGAAAGCGTGATATGGCACTTAAGAAGTCTCAGAAAAGTTTAAAGTCATGGACAAAACAAAAATGGCGAACTAAAAGTGGGAAGCCTAGTGCTAAAACTGGTGAGCGTTATTTACCTAGTGCGGCTATTAAGTCTCTTAGCCCTGCTGAGTATGCCGCTACAACCAGAGCAAAGCGAAAAGGCACTAAGGCAGGTAAGCAGCATGTGGCTCAACCTAAGAAGATCGCAAAAAAAACCAGAGCCTACAGGAAAGTAAAATGACACGAACTTTAAATGAGAAACAAACTAAGTTCCTAGAAGTTCTATTTGAAGAAGCAGGTGGGGATGCTGTCACAGCTAAGAAGTTAGCAGGTTATAGTGACAACACTCCCACTACATCTATAGTGGAGGCATTGAAGGATGAGATATTTGACGCTACTAAAACGTACATGTCAAGGATTGGACCCAAAGCTGCAGTCGCTTATGGTAGGGCTTTGGACGATCCTACCCAGCTAGGAATAAAAGAAACATTGATGGCTGCAGGTCAGATACTTGATCGTGCAGGTGTAGTAAAAACAGAGAAAGTATCAGTAGAGTCTACAGGAGGTTTGTTTATCTTACCACCTAAAGAGGATACCAATGCAGAATCTAACGAGTGAAAGACCCCTACAGTATGAATATTGGACACTACCTAAAGTTCCATTTAAAGTAAAACTGTGGCAGAGGATTCCAAAAGTAAGTAAGAATATTCCTTTCGGATATGAGGTAGACCCAGAGGATGAGGATTGGTTAAACCCTATCCCAGAACAGTTAGAACTACTAGAGCTTGCTAAGAAACACGTAAAGCAATATAGTTTGAGACAGGTAGCTGCGTGGCTAACTACACAGTCAGGTAGAAGTATAACACACGATGGGTTGAAAAAAAGGTTAGATGTTGAAAGAAAGCGAAAGAGGATTACTGCGATTAAACGCCAGTATGCCAAAAGGCTCGAAAAAACGTTACGCCAAATCGAGATCCTCGAAAAAGAAAGACCAGGATCTTACATCTACGAAGAAGACTGAAGCTAAACCAGCGCAAGTAAAGCCACCTGAGTATGATGTAGAGTATGCACAGAGTGTCGTATTTCAACCAAACCCTGGTCCTCAAACACAATATCTAGCGTCTTCTGAGCGTGAGGTACTATATGGTGGGGCAGCCGGAGGCGGGAAGAGCTATGCGACACTAGCTGATCCGTTACGAAACTTAAATAGTCCAGACTTTAGTGGACTACTTGTACGGCACACAACAGAAGAACTTAGGGAACTTATACAGAAAAGCCAAGAGCTATACCCTAAAGCAATACCTAACATAAAGTGGTCTGAGCGTAAGTCGCAATGGACTACACCAAGAGGCGGCACACTTTGGATGTCGTACTTGGATAGAGATACAGACGTGATGCGCTACCAAGGTCAGGCGTTTAATTACGTAGCATTTGACGAGTTAACGCAATGGAACAGCCCATACTCGTGGAACTATATGAGATCTAGACTACGTAGTGCAAACAAAGATTTAGGTCTGTACATGAGAGCAACTACAAACCCAGGCGGCCCTGGCCATTCTTGGGTTAAGAAGATGTTCATTGACCCAGCAAAGCCTAATACGCCATTCTGGGCAACGGACATAGAGACTAGTGAGGTTCTGAAGTTTCCACAAGGGCATAGCAAAGCTGGTCAACCCCTATTCAAACGAAGGTTCATACCTGCTAGTCTCTTTGATAATCCTTATTTAGCTGAGAGTGGTGACTACGAAGCCATGCTTCTATCACTCCCAGAACATCAAAGAAAGCAGTTACTAGAAGGGAACTGGGATGTAAACGAGGGAGCAGCGTTTCCTGAGTTTAATAGAAAGATACACGTAGTCGAACCTTACGACATACCTAAGAACTGGGCAAGGTTTAGGGCATGTGATTATGGCTACGGAAGTTACACAGGCGTTGTTTGGTTGGCAGTAAGCCCAAGCGAACAGCTAATAGTATACAGAGAGTTATACTGTTCAAGAGTTACGGCAACAGACTTAGCGGATATGATATTAGATATAGAACAAGATGACAATATCAGGTACGGTGTGTTGGATAGCTCCCTGTGGCATAAACGTGGAGACACTGGCCCTTCTTTGGCTGAACAGATGAATCAGAAAGGCTTGCGTTGGAGGCCATCTGATAGATCTAAAGGTTCAAGGGTGGCAGGTAAGAATGAGCTTCACCACCGTTTGCAAGTAGACGAGTTTACTGAGGAGCCAAGACTAGTGTTCTTCTCTACTTGCAACAATATGATAGCTCAACTACCTGGCATACCTCTAGACAAGAAGAACCCTGAAGACGTAGATACAAACGCAGAAGATCACTTGTATGATGCTCTTAGGTATGGTATAATGACAAGACCACGTAGTTCTTTATGGGATTATAACCCCATGTCACACAGGACAGGCTTTCAAGCGGCTGACCCAACATTCGGATATTAAATAATATGGCTACAGAAAACGAACAAGGCGAACTATTTGAGACAGACGAAGTATCTGTCATCCAAGAAACAGACGATCTAGATGCACAAGGCGTTGTTGCTTTCGTTACTTCTAAGTTTAGCAGAGCAGAGGACGCTAGGTTTGCAGATGAGAATAGGTGGCTACGTGCCTACAGAAACTATCGTGGCTTATATAATACAGACGTGCAGTTTACTGAAACTGAAAAGTCTAGAGTATTTATTAAGGTTACTAAAACTAAAACACTAGCTGCTTATGGGCAGATTGTAGATGTTTTGTTTGGTAGCTCTCGTTTCCCCCTTACAGTAAATCCTACAACACTACCTGAAGGTGTAGCTGAGTCTATGCACATCAGTATTAACCCTCAGACTGAGCAAGCACAAGATCAGTTAGAGGATGCCTTTGGTAAAAAACCCCCAGTTACATTGTTGTTTGATCCAGACGAAAAACTGAAACCTGGCGAAACCATGTATGACCGCATGAAGCGTATGGGTCCAATAGAGGATACGCTAGAGTATGCTTCAGATAAAATAATAGAAGGACCTGGTACTACACAGGATACAGTAACATTCCATCCTGCTATGATTGCAGCTAAAAAGATGGAAAAGAAAATACACGATCAGTTAGAAGAGAGTGGTGCTAATAAACAACTGCGCCATACTTCTTTTGAGATGGCATTGTTTGGTACAGGAATTATGAAAGGTCCGTTTGCCATAGACAAAGAGTATCCTAACTGGAATGAAGACGGTGAGTATGACCCAACAGTAAAGACTGTTCCATCTACAAGCCACGTATCTATTTGGAACTTTTATCCAGATCCAGATGCGTACAACATGGATGAAGCAGAGTACGTAGTAGAACGCCACCGCATGACACGTTCTCAAATGCGTGGCTTAAAGTCCAGACCTTTCTTTAGAGAAGAGTCCATTAATGAAGCAATAGATCTGGGCGAGTCTTATGAAAAGAAATACTGGGAACAAGATATGGAGGACGATGCACAGTATAGCAACGCCCCATACAGATATGAAGTCTTAGAGTTTTGGGGTTATGTAGATACATCTATATTAGAAGATCACGGTGTAGTAATACCAAAAGATTTAAAAGACTCAGAACAACTAAGTGTAAATGCGTGGATATGTAACGGTAAAGTATTACGTTTAGTTCTTAACCCATTTAAACCAGCACGTATACCTTACTATGCAGTTCCTTATGAACTTAACCCTTACTCCTTCTTTGGCGTAGGTATTGCAGAAAATATGGATGATACGCA